ATCAGTTTTAATGTCATACGTTTCATGCACATCAGGCAACCTGTCTTCAATACCAACCCAGTTTCTATCAATATGCTCTTTGTGCTTTTTATACTTTCGGTAAAATGGTGTTGTCTTGCTAAAAGCAGCAATCTTAATTGTGCGCACTAAATAATACCACAATTCACCACGCTCACATATTGCATCAAATTTGTCAGGCTTATCCCCTAAAACCATAATGCACAAATCTTGCATTAAGTCGTCGCCTAAGTCCGTGCCAACGTACATGCGACAAATGTCCTGTAGTCTGTCGTATTCCTTTTGAAAAAAACGTTGAGTGCAAGTCACAACTGAGACAAGAGTTTTTCGTAATTCTTTCTCATAGCTACAATGTCTACTATGCTGTACTTGCTGGCCTGCTTACTTAAGTTGTAAATTTTTTTTGCAGTCCCTTTGCCGTATTTGACATCTAAAGCTAATCCGTATTTGTAGTTCTGATTGCTATCGTACAAATTACATCGCGGACATTGCGGCAAAACATTTACCATGCCGTTTTGTGGTTCGTGCAACCATCTTGTACTGTAACATCCTCTGCTCATAAAATGCCCTGCGTGCATAGACTTGCTCGGTTTTTTTACGCCACACGTAATGCAAGTGCATAGGCCGTGTTTGTCCTCATGAAATTTTCGGACGTACTGACTAAACACTTTGTCTAGTTTTTTTATCTCCTTTGACCTGCTCACACTTTACAATATACCTAATCAGTGCCAAGTGTTTTTTTTAACCTACTACCCAAACCCTTGTCTGATTTATTCTGTATTGTTTTTATGTCTAGGCTGTCCACAATTTTTTTAAAGGTTTTTTCGTGTTGCTGTGACCATTCCAATTCTTTATGTTTTTGATTGTGCATGTGCCTTTCCAAAATTGGTGCGCGTACTTCGCCTTCGTACTGTCTTAGGCACTCTAAAATTTCGGCAGTTTTTAAGCGTTCGTACAACTTGCCAAATTTGCCTTGAATAATCATGTCGAAACATGTGCGCACCTCTTCAATTTTTAAGGCTGGGAAATCATTAATTATTGCACGACAACACATCTGCAACTCTTCGTCTGTAGACAAGGTTTTATTTGCGTCTATCATTTTACACAAGCGGCCTACTTCTGTTAACAGCCAAAGTCTTATGCCGCGTTCGTGAACTGGATTTATTTTCATAGCAGCCCGAATGTTTGTGCCTAAGACCCAAGCATTTGTTGGTGTTACGCTTTTTATTTCACCCGTTATTAACGAAGTCGATTGCTCCGTTATGAGAGAAGTTGCTTGTGTTAAAGCCTCGATTTGTTGTGTTCCATTTGTCTGCATTGCGTTGCCAGTTACGCGCGGCTGCTTTCCAATCTTTAATTGCTTTGCCGCGTCCTTGTTTCCATCCATTAGTTTCGTAATAATCAAAAAATTTTTCGCCGTCTTGCGGTGACATGCCTAGTTCCACAAAATACACAGCAACTAATTCTAGTGTTGGCCTTGCCTTACTAAGTTGTTTACTATGTTGTTTACTCTCTTGTTTACTATGTAGACAATTTGGCAACTCTGCCTTGTCAACATGTCCAGTCTGCATAGACAAGTTGTCCACTCTGCTTCGACACCATCTTTTTCTGCCGTCTGTCTTTGTACTTATTAGGCTTGCACTCTCTAATTCTTTTATTGCTCTGCTAGCCGTTCGCTGACTAATGTTATAGTCTTCGCTAATTTTCTGATTGCTTTTAAAAAATGAAGCATTGCGACCTGTAAAACTGTGTATGTCTGCCCACAACAATTTAGCTGTTGGCGACAGTCTCATTTGTAAAATTTCTACAGGCAACCACAACCCTTGAAATTGTCTTACCTCGGTATGTACTTCGTTGTGTTGCATCTATAATTCAATTCGTGACCACATTTTTCTATCCAACGTCCATACCTGTTTTTTAAAATGTCATCGCCGCATTCCGAATAATAGTGATAACGGCGCAAGAATTGTTTGCGCACTTCAATAATTTCATTTGTGTCCATGTCTAACAGACTGAATGTCATGTTCTCTTTGTTTTATCATTTCCATTACTACGTCTGCACTTGTTTTTGTGTACTCAGTTATTTCAGGCAAATGATACAAGAATTTTTTTGGGTCATGATTAAACCAGCGATTAACTGTTTTGCTGCCTAACCCTAATTTTAAATCCATTGTGTCTTGTGTGCCGTAATGCACTTTAATAAATGCGTCAAACGTCATATTCATTTTCTATCATTTTTTTTGTGCCTAACAAATACATAGCACCCTCCGCAACTTTGTTGCAATACGCATCCCAATTTTCGACATTCATTGCACTGCCTTGTAAGGCTTGCACCGCTAATGCCATAGCCCATTTAATATCTGCATTGCTTATGTCGTCATCTAATTTTTGTTGCAAGTCTATGCTGTCGCCTGTTGTAGAGGTAGAATATGTCATTGTTAGAATGGTAAATCGTCGCTAGTCATTTCAGGCTGTTGCTTGCTTTCGTCATAATAGCTTTGCAAATCTTTTGCCATCTGCTTAAACTGTAATGCTGTGCCTGCAATCATTCTTAAACTTACTTTGCTCGGGTCGCTAGCTGTGTTTGCAAAAAAGGTTTGTGCTTCTCTTACAGCCCATTGCGTAATTATTGCGTCTTGTCTATTATCCATGTTTCTAGCATTTTCGCTGTTATTGTCTGATGGCATCGGCCTGTGCAAATTGTCGTTTGTACCGTATTCGCTACGCGGTCTGTCTAATTTTAATTTCGGCCCGTACTTTCCCGAAGTGTGTTCTAAAACAACGACTTTATCGCCTACTCCCCATTTGCCTTCACTTTTTGTATTGACCTGACCAACCATGTCATTTTCAAGTATTACATCAAACTTGAAATAATTTTCTCCTTTAAACTCAAATGTGCCTTGAGGCACAATGCTAGTGATTGTTGTTTCGTTTCTCATTTTGTTTGTGATTTTGTGTTGTGAGCAGAGTTTATTGTCATCTTTTGCGTAAAATCTTTGAGTGCTTGATACGCTGCCTCGGCTCTTTCAATTTGCACAATAGCCATAACTTCTGCGTGCGTGTAAAGTATATCGTCTGTCGTATTCATGTGTAGTCTTAGTTCCACTTGTAATTATTGTCTTCGGTAAAATTTGTTGTGCTTTGCAACACTACATCGCCAACTACGACAGTACCTGCTAAATATGAGGCTAACGGGTTGCGAGGCAGGCGCATTAATAAACCCTCTTCATTTACAATTAACCTGCTAATGTTTGCGTCTATCGACGGCATATATGCAATGTAACCGCCCACTGCTTTTTGCAATGTTTCGAGGCGACTGTCAGGCAATTCTGTTATGCGCCCATTGACAGTAGCTAAATAATAATAGATTGGTTTTGTGTTGTGATTGTCCATGTGTATTGAGTTTGTGTTTTACTTGTGCGCAAGTTAGAACAAAGTAATAAATAAACAAACGAATGTTATTAACATCATACTGTTGAACACAAAAAAGGGCCAGCCTCGTTAGGCCAGCCCTTGTAAGCGGTTAAAACTTAGAACAAAGTGCGCAAGCAACTTTGTCTGCAAACTACATTATTTTAAGTCACAAACAAAATTTACTTTTTTCTACGACCTAAGCCTCGAGATTTTCCAAATACAATTGCTTGTACAATACGAGTCAAAACGTTTACTACTGTGTCGTCTTTTTCTGTTTCAGTCAAAGCAGTAATTGTTCCTAAAGCAGACAATATGGCTAGAGCAATTGCTGACCAGTTTTCAAATAAAAATTCCATGTGTTAAGGTTTAAGTAAAAATTCATATTTCTCTCTGACATCAAAACACGGACACGCTTTGTTTTTTGTGTATTGATTGTGTCCGCTTATTGTTAGGTTGCCAAAGACCATGCGCAATGCGCGTACTAATCTAATAAAAGCAATGTCTTGTGCAGGTGTCATTGTGTCTTTTGCTTTACGCGACACGTCGTCTATACCTCCTATGTAACACACGCCTACACTGTCTTTATTGTGGCCTCTTGTGTGCGCACCTTGTTCTTCTATAGGTCTACCCTTATGCACTGTGCCATCTAGATAAATAACATAGTGATAGCCTATATCCTTAAAGTTTCTTGCTTTGTGCCATTGTCGCAAAGTTTCGACATCATAATGCGCCCCTCTAACTGTTGCACTGCAATGCAGAATAATGCGGTTGAGGTCGCGCATGTTAAACCCTTTTGCTTAATTGATTAAGTTCCCAAGCGTAATCTTTACTACGCCAGTTTAAAGGGTCTATGCGATGTTCTCTTTGTCGATTGCCATAACTAATGCGCGGCAGTTGTGTAAATCGCCCGCCGTAAGTTTTTACATGTAACACAGCGTCAATACCGCTGCTGCCTGCCTCTAAGAATTGTTTGTAATCCTTAAAGTCAAACTCATAAACTCTGTTGTTAACGACTACGTAATACCTGTCATTCATGCTGCTACACTTTACAAAGTGTAATCGTCTGCGTTGTCAATCCACCATTCTGTACAACGCTGCATTGCTTCGTATTTATCACAATACAATGTGTCCCAATCTAAAGAAAAATCGTCAAGTATTTCTACGTCGTCACAATCTACAACCCACTTGCATTGACCTTCTACCTCACGTCCTCCATACCACAAAAAAAACGGCGTGCCTTTAACCTCGTGTATTTTCATTCTAAACGGTTTTTAGCCAGCAATAACTTAATTTCATTTACGCCTTCCATTAACTCTCGCAAGGCTTTGCTTACTTTGTTTTCGTTTTTTTCTAGTTGTTCTAAACGCGCCTTCATGCGCGTAATGTCTGTATTTAATTTGACCCACGTAGCTATAATGCCAGCAAAAGCAGATACCGCTACACTCATTATTTCACTTGTCATTCTAGCTATGCAATTGTTGTTCTAACTCTTGTATGCGCAACAGCAACTTGTCAATAAGGTCAAACAATTGTTCTCGGTCATATTTTTCCTTGTCTTGTATGCAGTATGTTTTTTGGGCATCAATCATTTGTCTTCTAATGCGTCCAATCTATTTGACAAGGTTTGTAATTGATTGCTTATTTCATCTAATACTGTTAACAAAACTGTAGCGTCAACAATGTCGTTTGCTGCGTCTTCTGTTAACGTCGTTAACTCGCGCTTCATAATTCTATTTGTATTGTAAATGAGACATTACCAAGAGCAACACCGAGGCCGTTTGTTACAAAAAAGGCGTACGTTGTGTCTGCCGCTAAAACAGCAGCACTTGTAAAATCAAAGGCAGTAATCATGCGTGACGCATACGACGGCGTTACTGTTATTGCTTCAATGTTTGTGATTGTGTTTGACATGCTTACCTCTCTAAGCGTAACAGTTAAATTCCCGCTGCTTGGTGTGCTGCCTTCATGACGCATAACGACTTTAATTACTTTGCCAGCAGCAGGCGCAACAAACTTATTGCTGCGTTGCAACGATGTAAATTCTGTTTCGGTGTTGCCGACAGGCAAATACACACTGCGTACAAGATTGTCAAAAAACGAACCATTAATTAAACAATGGTTACTGCCACCAGCCGCGCCAGCAAGTAGGTGTTGCACTTGTATTTTTTTACTTGTGCCTGCCGCGCTGCCTGTAGTGTCGCTGACATCTACAATGTGCAACAAGTCGTCGTCGCTAGTTGAAGTCAGCGCAGTTTTGTCGGTTAATTTTTGGAATCCCATTTGCGTAGATATTGTGACAACCTATTGTAATTGCGTTCAATTTGCTGTTGTCTTTTACCCTTTGTAATTGATGGCTTCGAGGAATGCGATTTGTTGGTTGTTTGGCACTTTGCGCTCATAAACATTCATGTTTTGGAAATAGTTTCTAGTTGTCGGGTCAAGGTCGCTGCCTGTGTTTGTTTTGTACTCAGGGTAATCTTCCACATTGTCACACAAAAAATCAATTAATCGCTGCCTGTAAAACATGGCAATGTCTTGCGCACGCTCTAAGACTAATTTTAAATCTGCTATTGACGCGCTTGCGCCCTGTTCGCTGTCAGGCACAGTTATGCTGTTATTGCTAAAACGCAAACGCAGCACATAGCAAACTTCTACGAAGGCAAATTGAGTTAAGGCAGGGCAGATAAAATCGTCTAATAACGTTTTGTATTTAGCATTGCCCGCATCACTAATGCCGCTAACAATTAATTCCTTTAACTTTTTGTCAAGTTGTGTGCCAAGTGCAGGCAAAATGTGTCTGTCTTGCGCGATTGTAATTTGAGGATGCAATATGTTTTCGTCTACAGATGAGCCTAAAGGCGTGTCTCTTTTCAGTCTGTCTGCACTTATATATAAAGTTGCCATAGTTATTGTTTATCAATCATTGCTACTGACTCATCTCCTTTTTGCACAACATACGGGTTGTTACCTACTCTATTCATTGTCGCGTCCCAATCCTCATACAATTCAGGCAAGCGGTCTACAACTGCTGGCTCGCCTTCAGGAGCAAAAATGTAAATATTTCTTTGCCAGCCGTGGTAACAATTCTTGCCTCCTGCAAATTCAAAAATGTCATATCTGCTAGAGCCGCTTTCTGCAAACTGACCGTTTTCGCCCGCTTCGCTCATGCTGCCATTTTCACCAATAGCTATGTCTTCATAGCGATATTGAACTCCGCTGTCAGACAATTCCATCATTTCTACGCAAAAGTCTCTGCTCTGACCAACAGGCGTTTTGTTGCTTGCTTTGTAATAACTGTAGCGCACAGCAAACAGATTACCTGAAGGGCTTATTACATCGCCCCAATCGCTACGCTCGTCAATGTTACTGTAGTCTTCCAAATTAAAATTGTATTTGTGCAGATGCAGTTGTCTGTCTTCTGTAATATCGTCTACTACTTCAGTTTTTAGCAAAACAAATTCCTTGCTTACAGGCGCATGTTTGTGCGCTAAATGCTTTAACCACTTTTGACTGTCGTCTAAACTAATTCTAGACACACTTAACTGTTGTTCAGCAACGGCAGCATCTTGCAATTCATCTTGGCTGTCCTCCTCTACAACTTTTTGTATTGCGCTAATGCCTTCTGTAAACAAAGCGTCGGCAACATCAGGCGCAAATTGTAACATCTGTACAAGGAATACTTTGGCTTGCTCTTCTGTCAGTATGCCCTCTTGCACTTTGACTATTACCTCTACCGCGCTTTGTATTTGTGCGCCGTTGTAAGAAGCATCTTTAGTAGCTATATCCTCACTCATCGTCATCTCTTCGACAAACAAGAATGATGCTGGTTGTAATTTTTTAAAGTACAACGGCAGTGTAATGTTCATTGCACTAAGCATAGGTTGAATACCACGCAACAATACCTCTTGCATTGGTCTCACAACAGTATTATGAAACAACTCGTACGACTCTTTCATTTCGTCGGCATTGCTGCCGAAGCCGCCGCCTTCTGTGCGCAATCCAAACAACAAAGGGCTAGTTACTCTATGTGACGTAAGCACCCTAGTAGTTATTTCACTGCTCATAAAAGCGTAAGTTTTCTGCGGGTCAGTAGGCGACAAACTTTCAAACGTTGGTGCGTTTTCGGCACTGTCATTAAACGTCATTAAGAATTTGCCAGCATTTGTACTGCCTCCAAATTTGTCATATATGAGTTGTTCCATGCGCCTGCGCTCCTCATCTGTCGGCACACCGTTGTTGAAGGAAATAAGCATTGACGGAAACAAGCCTGACTGCAAATTAGCTGCGTGAAATTCTGCTATTCTTTTATCACATTCTACCCAACTTACGCCGCCTATGTAATCAGGCAAGCCGTAAAAAAAAGATGTTGGATTGTACAGTTTAATTTGCACTAATTGACTTGCTGCTGTTCTGTCTTGTGTGCTAAATGCAGGTATAGCTTGTGGGATGTACTTGTTCGTTTGTGACCAATCTGCACTGTGATAAAATACTTTTACCTCGTCGTCATCATTTGCCTTACCTGCTCGTATGCTAGCTGCGGGCATGTGATGTATCTCAGCAATACTTGTTCTGTCTTGACTCCAAATAGGATTTAGATAACACTGTCCGTATAGTTTTAAATCCAGCGCGGCACGTTTTAGACATGAGCCGTCGCCAAACATTTGTTGCAGTCTAAGCCATTGGTCGATGTGTGCGTCTTTTGTGCTGCTGTCTAGACCATGCCCGTATATCATGTCGCTCACACCTTTTACAATAGCGTTGTGCATGCCGCTGCCTAGCATTAAACTTTCTAGGTAAAACGGGTACATGTTGTCTTCGCCCATCGTTACCCAATCATTTACTGTGTCCTCCTTGAATACAGGAATGTTTGACGACGAATAGTCAAACATGTTAAAATTAAATTTTTTACTCATCCCTTATATACCGTGTCTGTGTCGTTAGTAAGATGCTCATTGTATTGCTGATTGACAGGAGCATTCGTAGTAGGACTAATGTAACATAGTTGTGTAGTGCGCAAGACATCGTTGACAGTAATTTGTAACACATACATTCCAATAGCAAGATTTGTACAATCAAGGCCAAAGGATTTTACTGCTCTCCCGTTATTGTCGTTTCCAACATGTACAGTACCTGTAAATCTAGTGCTTACATCAGTCATTTGGTTAACAAATGTGTATTGCAAAACGTCGCTTGCAGTAACACCGTTTTCTCCTAAATGAGCAAACACACGTTGGTTGGTTGTCTGCTGTAGTTGTACCATGTATTATTCAATATAAAAAAATAAAAAAGGGGACGTTTTGTCCCCTTTCTCTTGTCACTCTAAAACCAATCTCAATACCCTTACGAAGATACAGTAATGTTTGCAAAGTTTTCAAAAGGCGCAGTGTTGCTGCCGCCTGACGAAGACGATACCATTGTAAAAAATGGAACAGTCTCTTTGCCAACAAAATCTACTGTAAATCCATTAGCGTCACCAAAATTTTGTCCAGTAGTCATTTGACCAACTGTTACGTCCATCCCATTTGTTGCGCCTAACAAAATCAATTGTCCTTGATTGTCTTCAACAATAATGTTAGGGCTGCCGTATGCTAGCATTTTGACTTGATTAGCTTGGTCTTGCGTCAACTTGTTAAAGGTTAACGACAACGTTTGCTCAAAAAATCTAGTGCCAGTGGCAGGGGCAGCGTTTACACTAATACTCAGGCCAGCCGCTTCTCTACGTGTTTCAAAATGAAAAACAGTTAAAGCACCTGTAGCAGTAATAACATTTTCACTTGCACCAGTTCCAACAACTGTCCCAGTAGCAGAGATAATGTCACTGTAATTAGCAATGTAAACACCTTTGATACCGCCTACTGCATCTTTGCAATTGTCGCTCGCGCGACCTTCATTAATTAAACAACTCATGATGGGTCAATATCAATATGTGGAAACGCAGTAAAAGGAACAGTGCCACCCGACGATGTGCCAACTAAAGTAAAGAAAGGCTCAATCTCACGACCAGTGAAGGTCAAAGACATGCCATTCAAATCACTAAAGGCTTTGCCTGTCTCGAACGTGCCGCCAGTAACATCCATACCGTTAGTGTGACCTAACAAGATAAGGTTGCCTTGATTGTCTTCCACAATAATTTGTGGACGACCAGCCGCTAGCTTAGACAAATTGTTGGCATCACTTTGCGTTAGCTTAGTGAATGTACAAGTAAACACCTGCTCAAAAAAAGTAGTGCCTGTTGTCACATCAGACTGCGTGTCTACAGTAAGGCTAGCCATTTCACGACGAATAGCAAACTTAAATACGTCGTATTCTTCGCCTCCACCTGAGCCGCCAAGCGTTTGTATAACGTTAGCAGCCGTCGCTCCATAGCCTGTAAAATTAGCCGTGTCCGAATAATTGTGAATGTAAACTCCCTTAATGCCGCCTGTAGCGTCCTTACAACTGACGCTTCTGCCGCTTGAAATAGTACAAGGCATGTGTTCAGTTTTTTAAGTTAATTACGCTGGCAAAATAGTGCCAAGAGTGCCTACAATAACGTCTTGTGCTACGCCAACTTGCATGCCAAGTCCAAAACGCATTGTCACACCGACGTTATCTGAGCCGTCATATTGGTAAAACGGAATGTATTGTGCAACAGTGTAATCTGTATTAAGGTTAGACCCAACAACAAGATTTTCTGTTTGTGCTGCAATCACGCAATCCGCAGGCATTCCAGGGCAAGTCAAAACAGGCACGCCCAAATAATTCAAGTTGTCAATGGCTTGATTTGTAGCCTGACCGTTAATGCCTTGACCATTGGAACGTACTGTTGTTGCACCGTCATGAGACACCGCACCGCCAGCACCAGCCAGTGCCTGACGATACAAAGCGGCAGTCTTAGGATTAACGTAAAGCGAAAAATCAGGCTTTGACAACAAAGCACTGCGGTCTGTTGCCGCCTTGTCATAGACTTTGCCCATCTCTGCAATAACATTCTCAGCAGTAATTGTAGAAATAGTTGCTCCTAATGTGCCTGATGCGCCGACAGCTAATGCACCAGCAGCCAAACCATTGCGGTCAAAGGTTCCGTCATTAGACAGAAAACCAGCGCCACCAACAGCACCGCCTCGCCAAATTAGATTTTCTACACCCTCTGCTACCTTACCAGCAACAGTAGCAATAACAAAATTGCGGAACTCAGGAGCAGCCCAATCTGTAGCATTACGCGCTCCTACCTGCCCCATCCATGTAGGCAAAATTTCAGCACGACAAAGTTTTTCGTTAACCTTCAAATCGCTAAGAGTCAACACGCTTTCTGTCAATGCTACACTATCCTCATCATTGAAACCACATGCGCCTGCGCCACCGTCTTGAATAACGTCGTCAGCAATAGTTGTAATAGACAAGACTGCTTTGCTGCGAATCCCATCAATTTGACGCACATAGTTTTTAGCTAGTGTATCTGCCGCTTTTACAGCAGGGGTCAAATAAGGTGTAGCTAGTTCACCTGCATACGTGTTGTCGGTGACTGTTGGGTTAGTGAACGCACGACGTTTTGCCCTGCTATTCATCATATCATATTTACTCATTTTGTAAACATATTTTTCATCATTTCAAATGCACGCTGTTTTGGCGACCCGTGGAAAGGTGCGCTAGGCATAGCGTTTTGTGCCTCATTTTGCAGCGGGTTGTTAGACAACTTGCTAGCTGCTGGCGCATTATTCAATGCTGCCAACTCTTTACGCATTGCTGCAATTTCTTTGCGCTGACGTGCAATAATGCTTCGCTCAGTAGACAATTTTGTTCGGCCTTGCACTTGAGTTCTGCGACGATTGCGACGCGCTTCCATTGCGCTCATTCGCGAACGGCGACGACGGCGCATTTTCATTTTGTCATCGTCATCGTGCATGCGCGAACGACGGCGACCACGCATTTTCTTTTTGCGACCATAACCCATGTTACGGCGTTGACGTCTTGCCTCGACAGCTACAGGCTCTTCTGCCTCTGCTGTAGCGGGATTAGCTTTAATTAAATCCATCGCCATTGTGTGTACGGCTTCTGCCTGTTCAGCACTTAGGCCCATAGCCGTTAGTGCCTCGACCAACGCGGTGTGCTGGTCGGTTGCTGCTTCGTTGTCAGCCTCTTCAAATTTTTGTTTTTTCAACATTAGAATAATTATTTAAGAACAATAAAAGTTTTTGTGTCGCTTGTATTACTGTTTAATGTGACCACCAAATACAGCCATGAATTTCTGTGTATTCATACTCTAAGTCACGCGCGAATTTTTTGTAATCAAAGTAAAGAGACATGTTGTCACCAACTGCTTCTCGCAAATCGCCTACGACATCGTAAATAAACCACTCTGCAACGTCCTCATCTCGTTCGTCGTACTTGTCCTCGTAAGCCTGCATAGCCTCCTCTTCGCTGTCAAATCGGTCTTCCCAATCGTCTAGGTAATAGCTGTACAAAAAATCAACTTTTAACTCATTACCAAAACTGATAAAATTAAAATAGTTTTCTGCTTGCTCATTTGTAGGGCCACCTTGGTCATCAATAATACTATAGGCATAGTCTAACATGTTGTCGTATTTGCCCATAAAAGCCTCCTCTAAATAATCTGCACCTGTAGCGGAACCAAAGTGTTCTGACACATCAATAATTTCGCTGCTGTCCAAACCAATTTCGTCTGCAAATTCAAACAACTCTTTGAGCAATTCCCAATTATCTTTATTAATGCCAACGGCATCAGTACAGTAACTGTTTATGCCGTCGCTGTCAGCAAACTCCCACTCCTCGACACCTTGTTCTAACGCTGGTTCAAGATGGTCTTCTTGCAATACATCTAGGTAATCACTATACGTTCTATAAGCAAACGGATAAATGTAAAATCCTAGATTGTCGTAATTGCGGTCATACGGCGTTAGGTATATGTAAATGCTTTCCATGTTAAATATCAGTGTATTTAAAATCGTAATTTGCTTCTGACAGCAAAGACGCTATTTCGTTTAATTCTGTTTCCATAAAACCAAAAGTGTAATACACATCAATAACTACATCATTTCCTGATTGCCACACCTCCAAATCAAGAGATGTGACGTTATCTATCATTTCAAAAATGCGTTGTGCCTGTGCTGTCTCTACGACTATTTGTGCTTCTAGTCTCATGTGATGTTTGTAACTCGAATTGTTGTTGTTTAGATAGGGTACATATCTGCAAGCGTCAAACCATAATAGTTCACAACCTCGCGCACTTCATCTTTGAGTTCATTTTCATTCATTCCCCTTACAGCAATCAATTCAAACGTATAGCCGTGTGTCCCCATTGTTGAGTCAATATATCCGAGTTCAATCATGTCTTCAATCAAATCCATGTACTCGCTTTCGTTGGTTGGCTGTCTGCGAGGGGTTGTAATAATGCATTCGTAGGCGTACATATTGTTGTGGTTTAGCCAAATGACACTACGTCAAGCAACTCGTAAAGCATATTGTCCAGCAATGACTTTGCCTCGCCTCTCGCGTTTCCAAAAATGTCAATGCGAATTATGCGCAACAGTTCTAAAAAATCTTGTTCTCCGTATTTGTCGTCAATAGCCTCAATAACCATGTCAACGGCTTCATCAAATGCTCCGCTTGTGTTTATGCCCATGCTGTAAGCGTCGGCCATGTAGTCTGTAACTACGTCTTCCAGTTTATTGTAATTCATATCGTTGTGGTTAGTATGGAAGCACAATGAAAGCAATGCCCGCATTTTCCCACTCTAAATAGGCATCATAATCGTCCATCACGTCTTGCAGGTCGCGCGAAACATAGGGGTCGTCTTGGAAAGGAGGGTAGTATTCAAGATTGTCGCTTGACTCTGCGCTAACCATGACCTCATCACTACCTGCGTCAAGGACTTCAACACCAATTCTTTCAAGGTCTCTAATAAGTTTATCAATCATGTCGTTGTGGTTTACTCTCCGTAATAGTGAATTACAACATCGTTATAATCGCTTACTTCTAAGAAAATGTCATACTCGTATTCAATATCCTCCATCGCGTCGTAAGCGTTAGCAACCTGACCGCCCATAACCTCAATAAAGTTTACCCACGTATCAATAATAAGAGTCTCCCCTTTGTCGTAGGCTTTTTGAATTTGTCGGACATCGTAGTAGTCCTCAAATGTTTGTATATAATTCATATCGTTGTGGTTTAGTAGGTGTAAGGATTGATTTTATCAATGGCCTCAATAAATTCGCAGTCGTCCATAATGTCTACAAGGTCGTCGCGCAATAGGTCTTCAGACTCAGCCCACACAACGCCTAGCATTCTCTTGCCTGTGCAGTCGTCCATAATCATCACCTCGTATGCGTTTTCGTTACCAAACGGGTCGTCCTGTTCGCTAATGTCATACTCAGTCAGAAAGTCGTAAGTGGTGTATGCCATATCGTTGTAGTTAAATGAATGCGTCTTTATACATTTCATCTTGCGCTTGCTCCAAAAGGCTATATGCCTTATTAAGCAACTGCACTACGTCGCCTCGTCCTGCGCGGGTTAGTCCGCGCTCGTGGTCATCAATAAATATCAATAGAACGTCGATAACCTCGTTGTATTGTTGTGTTGCATCCATATCGTTGTGGTTTAGTTTCTTGAAATTTCAATGCGTACACCGCCTTTGTAATCGTAGGCCATATCTACTACATAGCCGATGCGGTTCAACACAAAGTCAAGGTCATCAATGGCCCTTTGATAATCACGGCCTCCGTGTACTTCAATAAAATGTTGGTTGGCTGTGTCCTCGTCGTCGTGTCCCCACAAAAGGTCTAACCCAAAGTCATCTGCCCAAATCTCAATTATTTCTACTACATCCATATCGTTGTGTTATAGTGTGTTTACTTTAAAACCTGCGTCAAGCAACACATCTAATACTTCGTCTGCTTCACGACTAGTTGTAGTGTCCTTCATGTGCAGAACTGTAGACGGTGACAAAATGCCGCCTTTGCTTTCTATGCGACCTACTAAATAGTCCAAATCTGCATCTATCAAAACGTCTTGCACGTCTCCATGATAGGCCGAAACAAAATAACTAATGTCAGCGTAGAAACGGTGTGCTTGCATATCAGACAATGTAGTGTTTTTCTTACTTTTTCCAAACTTTTTTGCATAGCGGTTTTTCAACAAGGCTTTGTAAAAATGTACTTGCATAGTGTCTAGCTGCACTTCTAAAGCAACATCTTGCGCATCAGCCTTGTCTTCAATTGCCTTTGTTTGACCATCGTATTCCAGCAGCACATTGTCGTACACTTCTAATTCTACGCCTGCTTCTGTTGTGTATTTACCGTTGCTTATGTTTGCAGGTTCGCCCGATTCATTTAGCGTATATACCTCTGTCCCTGCGCTAAACTCCTCTGCTTCAGTCACAAGCATGTTCCCTGTTGTCAACATCGCCTCTGCGTAAAAATCTTTTTTTCTTACTACAGCGTCATATATGCTTTGCAACATGCTCTTTTTTTTTGGTTGTTTTGCAACCTGCATTTGCTCTATCCTGTCTAAGAAATAACCTTCAATGCTTAGACCTCTCGCCTCACCTGCCTTTATTTTATCCCATATTTCAGGGTTGTCCACCTTAGCACGCACCATCCAAGTTCCCTTAGGCAGGTCAGTAAAGCCGTACAATCTTGCCTTATCTACAGCGGGGTCTTGAATAATCCATGACTCCACAACGCTTACACCCTCAACGGGTTCTGCATGTTCAAATGTGTGTGCGTTGGCTCTGTTGTTTTTTAAGAACAACTCGCTTGCCAACTTAACTGTGTCTTGAGAAAAATACACATCGTACTCCTCGTCAGCGGCTTCGTCGTACCTAACGATTTTTAGGTCAGGTATAAGGGCAGGCGCAATCAGTGTGCGCTGTTCTTCATCCATCTGAGCGAGATGAATCATTTTATTTTGATTGCCCTGCTTGTTGAAGGCTACCCAATTAACTTGAATAGCAGGCTCACGCACTAACGAAATAGCTTCTACACCAAAAGCGTGTTTGTCTTCGTCAATCAACAACTCAATAAGTTTGCGACCCATATTCTACAATATAAGGTGTTTACAACGATGCCCTTTGTTCAATGCGTCCTAGCTGCTCAGACTGACCTTGCAAGTCTGATTGAACAACAAACGCTTTAAAATTACGCTCTAAATTTTCGCTGGTAAACTCATTTTGAGTTTGTTGCGGTATTAGCGGTGTTACTTGTGCGGCAGTGCTAGCAACTTGCTGTGACCCTCTCGCTTGTGCTTGATTCATCAAACCCTTGACTTGCGCGAACGCGGCAATAATACTGCCTACAATACCTGCTATGTAACCAGCAATTACAAACGGCGCGGCTGGCCCTGTGTCTTTACCTGCCTTAACTGCTGCTGCAATACCGTCTGCAATCGCCGTGGCTTGTGAAATTAAAACTTGTGTGATAGCCAAACGCTTTGCGCGTTCTGCACCTTGTTTTTCTATTCTTTCTATTTCTGCATCTGTCGCACCTCGCACCTTTGCTGCGTCAACTTCTGCCTGTGTTGTCTCTGACACTAAATCAGCATACTGACCTATGACAGAATTTAGATTGTCTGCTAGATTAATTTTGCTCTGCAATACTGCCTCATCTTGTTTAGCTTGCTCGTCAGCACCTTGTTTGGCTATATCTGCTTTTTCTGCTTCAAACGCTCGTAACGCTAGTAATTCAAGTTCTTGATTGCCTGCTGCCTGTAGCATCCTTGCGTCAAATTCTTGTTGCGCTTCTAACAACTGCCTGTCTGCGTCAGACAAAAACATTTTATTTAATTCGTCGAACAAGCGTTTTTGAGCATCTAATTCCTTGTTAGGCAAATCTGCTAAAGCCTTACGTCTAGCCTCTTCTATCTCGACAGTATCAATGCCGTATTGCTTTGCCAATTTAATTAGGTCGTCATATTGGTCATTGACTTGTTTGCGCTGTCGCTCGTCTTGCGTTAGCGTTGCCATCTCAATACGTTCTAAAGCATCTTTCTCCTCATCTTGCCTCTCTTTATTGTATTCATTTTGCAGTGCTATCAGTTGTTCGTTGTGCTGTTTGCGTAACCGCAAAATATCTTCATTGCTAAGATTTGCTGCTTCTGCCCTTGCTAATTCTGCCTTTTGTTGTCTCTTTAATCTTAGTGTTGCCAACTCTTCACCTTCTTTACCTAACTCCTCCTCAAACACGGCTATTTGTTCCAAAAATTGTAGGCGTTGTGCTTCACGTTTTTGCGCTTCACTTTGTGCTTTCTTTGCCGCCAGTTCAGCGGCTCTTTCATTTTCTAGCCTTTCTTTTGTTCGTTCTGCGCTTTCACCAACTAATTTGTTGTACGCGGCTTGTGCTGCTGTTAGTTCTGCAACAGCCTCTTGATTAGCCTCTTCTGCCTCTTCTAACTCCTTATTTAGACGTATCTGCGCACGAAATTTGTTTTCCATAAACTTCGATTGTTCGCGTGCGTTTTTCAAAGTTCCGTCGCCCCTAGCTAGCGCAGCGTCATCTAAATCTGCCAACGTTTGTCGTTGCTTGACTGTTGCACGTTCTAAATCTTCTTTTGCTTTTAGGGCAGCATTAGCTTGTTCTATTTGTGTTGCTGCGTCTGCTTCTGTGTCAATGATATTATTAAACTCTTTGTTTAACTGAGCCAACGCCTCTGCTCGTTGCGCGTCAGTTGCTGCTTGGTCTTTGAGAATATCAATGTAACTACTTGTGCTATTAGTCAGTTTTTGTACCGCTGCATTTTGCTCTGCTGTTTGTTTGGCATTTTTTTCAGCAGCGGCATCCACGAAACCTAAAGCCTCAGCTACAGCGTCCCAATTTTCTATTAACGCTTCTAACGCAATAATAATAAGGCCAATGCCAATGCTTGCCCACGCCGCTTTTAGAGCCTTAAAACTTCGAGACACACGCTTTACCCCACGCTCTGTAGATTTAAAAGACCGCAGCAAGCCTTGTATGTTTCTCGGCAGCAAGCCTGAAAACAAATCGGCTACACCGCCCCAATCTTTTGACGCAGATTTAGCACCCTTGCCAGCCGTTTCGCTTACTTCATTTAACTCTGCTGCAAAATCTTCAAGTTCACGCGCTGCTTTTTCTGTCTTAACAGTAAGGTTTACTACAATTTCACTTGCCATTGCTTAATAACATTTTTGCCTTGTTCCATAACGAAGTGTGCATATCATAATAGCCGTACCATCTATTGTATAAAGGGTCGCCCGTATGCCTGTAGTGCTTGCTAATTTCAATCATTGCAGGCAAGCCTCGGCCTACATCATTCATGTATTCCCTCATGCGATTACATTATTAAATTGTACTATGTCGTCATTCATAAACGCTTGCGCTTTGCCATTTTGAAAAGACATTACAGGCGCGGTTACGCTAGTGCGCTCCAAATTGTCTTCAGGCATAGCAACAACATTTATCGTAAACTCTAAATCTATTCCTGTTGTGCCTGCACACGAAAAACTAAGTGTTGGCTTGTTATTTGATAGAAGAGCAAATACCGTGACTGATGCCGTTGGAATGTCGCCATTGTCAAAAATGATTTGGTCTGTGTCAGGTTTTGCTGGCACATTGTCCTTTACACGAACTGTTGCAGACGATTTGCCATACAGCATTTTACCGTAATCTGAGCCAGTCGTCAACACCTTAGCTACAAACTCTACAGTCATAGGCAATATCATATCAGACAACAATGTTAGCCTCTTTGCTCCTGTGTTTGCTTCTGCAATGACAGGCAATGTGCCGCTAGTTGTTGCCTGCAATTCAAAATGCACCTCTGCCTTGCGTTTGTTTTGTTTGTTATACAAAGTTTTTATTGCGTCAGGGTTAAAGTCAGGCAAAAACAATTGTTTAGGAAAATCGTTTGCCACTCCGTGTGAACCGCCACCGCCGCTACCGCTGCCGCTGTCATCACTTCCGCCTGACTCGTCTACGCCGCCTTCGTCATCGCCATTGTCTGTAACAACTTGTGTGTAGCATGTTTTATCTGTCTCGTCCCATATCCACTGGCCTCCACCTTGTTCCTGACAACAAAGTGCGCTGCCGTCGACACTTGCGCCTGTTGCGTCTTGCCACAATACAACACCCGCATTATTTACGCCTGACACGGTTAATAAACAACCGTCAACAGCCGTTTGGTCTATTAACTCAGCACCTCCCAAATATCTGCGTAAGGTCAAAGTACACAACTTGTCAACTCCTACAGCGTAATTGTCTATAGACACTAATTGGTAATGACTGCCAGCAATAAAAATGATTTCGTTAAATCTTAAATACGCAACGTCCTCAGGCTGCAACAGTGCTTGACATGTTACAATACGAGCATCCGCGCTGTGTCTTTCATTGTATTGCACACGGTGAAAACGAGCAAACAAGCCGTCTTGTGTATTGCTTGTATAAGCGTCAGCTATCGAACTGCTCTTGAAATTTAACGTGTAATTTTGCGGCGTAGTGCTAACTGCTTTTGCAATAGGGTATAGGCTCGCAACGCTGTCTTCTTCTACATTAGTTGTCCACAAACGCAAATTGCTTTGCTGGTGTGTGGCATTAAACCCGCCGTGAAAAAATAGCATAGGGCCGTTGTCAACGTCACTTAAATTGCCGTCCATTGCGTTGTCAGCCCACATGCGCATGTGTGTAGCTGTAGCAGTTTCGCTGTCCCCGTAAACAGGCACTAAATTGACGTATTCTTGTGGTATTCGTTTTGCACGAAACGGCACAAAATAATTACCAATGACGCGCTCACCTGCGGCTAAATCTACATTTGTGCTGCGTTTATATGTGCCGTAAACTTGGTTCTCTTGTCGCTGGTTGTACAAATTTAAACTGTCGTTGCCCTCTGCATTTGTATAAATAGAAGTGCGAGACAAAACGTCTGTATATGGCTGCACAACAAACGGGCTAGCAGTGTCAATTTTTTTCGTCCAATCAACAGTTTCAATGTTGTCATTGTAGAACTGGTCGCGCCCCCAAAAAGTAATTTCTTTGTTTATTTCGTTTACTTCTACAATAAGGTTGAATTGTGTACAAATAGCCTTTAGCCATTTATCCACCGTGTCCTTACCTAAACTAGCAATGACATCTACAGGCCTGTTAACAGCAACAACATTAATCAACTCTATTGTACTGCCCTGCAAAACACTAAATTCCCCAGCACCTGAAATTAATGGCTCAAAGGCTGGGGCAAAATAATCGCCTTCTAACAAGTCTACAGACATTTCCAAGCTAACGGTAATTGGGTAGTCATCAAACGTGGTATCGTTGTTCAGGAAAAACCAATCGCCTATTGTGCCATTGACCATAGGCGATATAGCAAAAACTGGTATTCCGCCGCCAGTTCCTGTACTGTTCACATTGACAGATAAGCGAAAAGTAAATGTGCCTGTATATGGAGCAAAAAACAATCCTATCGGTTGACCGTAATAATCCTGCGGGTCATAGAACGGGTCGCTTGAATCGTTAAATGGAATTGCTTGTGATGTTCCATATCCTAATTCTGTGTCTAATTGCAATTTCATAGGCGCAACAGGCAACAGGCTAAAATCTTTACCTGCAACAAGCATGTACATTTTGTTAATGCCATAAGCCCCTGTTGCTGACGCATCTAAAAAACCCTCGCTAGAAGGGCTGTAATTGAGATAGTCCACAATTTGCTCTAACAAATACCCTACCTTAATTGCTGGCAATTGTGATGTTGCTAACAAACGTTGAGCGTTAACGTCATCACCTGTAAAGGATTGCTGATTGCTAATTGTATAAGGGTACACTGTGTCTTGCGCAATTGAATAAACTCCTTTGTCAATTAAAGGATATGTAATTGTGCCTGCCCCTACAGAGCCGTTTGTAATGTCATTAAGCGTGTTGTAGCTGTCAACTACGGTTTGCGCTGACTGCGTGTGATTTAGTCCAGTAAAAACCGTTCCGTCAGCCTGCGTAAAAATGTCTGTCCAAGTTTTGCTTTTCAGTTTTTGGAAAACGTTTGCTTCATTGCCATACACTACACAACTGTATGTTCTGCTTTGCAGGTCAACGCTATCCAAATTCAAAGTGCCTTGCAATACAGGTATGCTTTTGTCCCTAACAATGCAATCTGTATTGTTCAACCAATTAAAATCGTTGGTTGCGCTTGTGTCTAAAACATTGCTGCCCTGAAAAAATTTGTCATTTATAGGGCTAAAAGGCAAAGTAAAACTTAGGCTATGCTTACCGACTTGCGCTGTAATGTCATCTAATAACTCGCGACTAAACGACATTTCTAATTGCACGTCAGTTACATCTAGAGCTATCCAAGACGTGGCAATGTCATCTGTGTCACTTTGCTTTTTTACTGTAATTTCTAGCATCAGTATGTCGGTGTCACAGAATTAGCATACTCAAATTCAATAGCATATTGCACGATTTTGTCTTGACTTTGATATACCATGCTTGCACGACTGTTAGTAATGTTAATTGGGTAATACGTGCTGTCGCTTGACATGCCGTCAATGGCAAAACGCAAAGCATACGCTTGTGGACTGCGTAACAACTCTTGGACTAACTCGCCTTCTGCGTCGCTAATTGCGCCTGTGTTGGCTACGTATTGCTCCGCTATATCTGTCACAGGCATTTTCTTACCGTGCGTATCAGGCGATGCTGTCAATTCTAATGCGCCCGACGCTGTAAAATAGTTTTCCCTAACGCTATTTACCACGTCTCTTGTGTAGGTTTTAGATTGTCTTGTATAGCCTGTTGTGGTCAATATGTTCCAGCCGCCAAAACGATTCATAAACATAAACCGTATGCCTTTAGTCGCGCATTGTCGTTTGTTGTAAATACGCAATGTTTCCGACAACCTAAGCGATGGTGTGCCTAGCGAAATGTCATAGAATTGGTAATCAGTAGCAACTGTTGGTTTGTTTACATCAGAAACGAAAGACCAACCGACAATGTCTTGGGGGTAGCAATACAAATTTATTACACCAGCAAGACTGCCAAGATTAGTTGGCGCACTAGGTGGTGCGTCTAAAAAGTTAGTTAATAGACTACCCTGAGTGCCATTTGCATAGGTAATGCGGTAACGCACATGCGTATATTGGTTCGTGGTTGGTGCAGTTCCACTCATGCCGTTAAAGGACACTACGCCGCTTTCATCTAAACCTGCTGAAAATTCTAATCTGTTTGCAACGCGCAACCCTGCACTTAAGAATTTGCCGTCCTGCGTGCCGTCAGAGTTGTATCTAAAATCTTGAACGCCATTACGAGAAGTCGTTGTGAACCTGTCGCTGAATGCGCCGCGTATAGCATAGAACTTACTGCTTTCTGCTGGTAACAGTGATTGCGTTACAGGGCCGCCAGCAGTTGTTGTGTACTCTATTCCATATTGCAATTCAAACCTAACCGCGCTGCTTGCCGCTGCGCTTGTAATTAAAGTTTGACTACTGTTAGCAACTGGTTTTGGCACATCAAAATACGGCTGCAACAAAGTGCTAATATCAATCGCGCCGCAACCCGCGCTGTTTGGCAATTTGCGAACAAGAGGTCCGATAGTTTCTACGCCAGTTTTGCTAAAGGCTTTGACTCTAAAAAGGTATCGAAACTCTACTGCGTCGTTATACAACGCACCTGTTTGTTGTACTAGCGCATACACAGGATTAAATGCGCCTATTACGTCGTCAGGTTCTTGGTGTTTTGTAAAACTCATCCTGCCAAATTAAAGGTGACATCAAAATTTATTTCATCACTGTCAACATACGTTTGCACATAGTCGTCAATGTCAATGCTGAATGCTTTTTCTATTTGTTTTTTGTAACGCTTGAATAACAACTCAATTGACGGTGCAAGAAAATTTGCAGGCTCTAAACCATGCAAAAACACGTTGCGACTAATTAAAGTTGCCATGCTGTCGTAACTCATAAAACGACCTGTTTTTAAGTCTCGCCACTGACTTACAGGTTTATCTAATATCCATTGTCTAATGCTAGGCCTAAGCGTGCCTTTTGGCCCAGTTCCTGAACCAAATTTGAATGGGCTATTTGGGGCTTTGTAATTGCTAATTGCACCTTGAACTCCCTTTTCTACAAACATGGCATACGGCGCACTGCGAAAAGGGTAGTCTAAAACAACGTTGCCATCCGCATCAATTAAAACTTCATGCCGTATGTCTGCGCTTAGATTGCCTGTTGCATTCCTGCCTGCCTGCTCAAGTATTGCCTTGGCCTTATTGTTAACGGCTTTGCCGTATGTGTCAAACACTTTCTCCACTGTCGGCAATGGCACATTTTGTTTAGTGCCATTTTTTAGTTTTAGTGTCAGTGCTATAGGCATTACTTGTACAGAGCGTCACACAGGTTAACAGCATTAGGGACACGCAGCACAAACTGACACGACCAACCTGTTAGCAAATTGTCAAACCTGCTGCTATACGGTTGCGCTGTTACAGGCAATTCAAAATTCCAACGGTCATCTGTGACATTGTTGTTTGAATCGCTTATAGCTAACTCAAACATTGCAATAACGTCAGACAAAATGAGCATAGCCTCTGCGTACACATCAGTTAGTGTATCTGTCTGCTCTTCTATAACCAAATCACCTACAATAATGTCATAGGTAAATTCTGTAACGCCTGCTTCAATCGTAGCCTGCGTACACTCTGCGTACAAAAAAGGGTATTTGTCAACCGTCAGTTTGTCGATGTCAATTTGTTTGACGTTGTGCGTGTAAAACGTTTGCAACGTTTCATGCTCATCTACGATGTTTCTAAAGGCTGTGTCAATGTCTTTAAGTGTTTGCATTTATGTTTATCTGCTCAGTAAGTGATACGTCTAACTCGTACGCTAAAAATGTTAAGGCTTCACTTATCAATATACGAGTTACAGATTCTATGCGCGTAACGTCGCCTTGTGCCAAATTGTAGATTACTTCATACCAGCCCCATTTGCTTGATATAATGGAAGGTTGACTGTCGCCGCCGCTTGTAAAGACTGCTGCGTATCTCTCGCTAATATCAGACCGATATTGTAAAAAAAAACCATTGCACCTACCGCTACATCCATGCGGCAGTTTAGCATTATTTTATCTTGACCAGCCTTTGCTTCATACGGCTCTATGTCATACAAATGTTTGCTGCTAGCAATTACAGGTCTGTACAATATTGCAAGCATTTTTTCCAAATTGTCAAACACACCTTCTGTTGTCCAGTGTTCTAGGTCTACAAATTCGCCGACGGTCAATTTTGTGAAATTGGGAATAAAACCGTACTCCACGCCGTCCAATGTAAATCTGTCAATTAGTGCATGTTCATTTTTGTCAGGGGTCTCCATTACCCACGCAAGGCATTTCATGACTTTATCGTAACTGCTTTTTTCCATTACCCCTACTTGCTCTCTTGTTAACCCTGCTAGCACAAAGAGAACAGCATACATTTTTTCTGTTTCGTTTTTTGCTGCGTCCATGCCAGCCTGTAGTCTTTTAAACTGCTGCACTGTTATGTCTGCATAGCTATCAGGTATTGTTATTTTGACATTCATGCTATGTAATAGTTGCCTTGTTTTTTACTCAATTTGTTCAAACAAACATAGCGCACAGCGTCTATTGCGTGGTCAAACATTGCTTGCGGCTGACCAAGCATTCTGCCGTCCTTATCTGTTTTCCATTTGTAATTGCGGAACTCCTTATGTGCATTTACGCTATTGGCATGCACGAACAATTTACGCCTACGCATTAAGTCAATTCCTTGCCTTATGCTGTCTGGCCCTTTACGTGCAGGCTTTACATTGAAGCCTTCTCTACGCAACTCTTCTATGCTTTTAGGCTCTGCTGAGTCAGCTATAATTTCCATGTGCCTTGGAATATCTAGTTGACGCATGTATTCTGCTATGTCTTGATTGGTTAGGCCTGTTTCGTACAACTGCTCTTCAATGTAAATATCGCCTGCATTGTCGCCTAAAAGATATACCGCTATAAGCGTCGTAGGGTCTGTAGCATAACCCCAATCTAGACCGTAGGCTAACAATTTTGCTTGCTCAGGTCTCTCTTTGTAATTGTGCGTTACAAAGATTGTTTCTCTGCTGATGCCCTTTAGCCCTAAACCAAATACGCGCCAGTAATTTTCGTCTGTGTCTTTAAGCCTTTCAATTTCGGCTATTGTCTCAGCATTTAAATAAGGGTTGTCTTTGTAGGTCGTGCGAAAGAAACTGGCATCGCTGCGTGGTATCAATTCGTCGTAGATGAAACTGTACTCCATAGACGGGTTAAAGTCGCACACAAATTTGTGGGTTGTACGCATAAGCAACTGGTAAACTTCATCACGGGTCAATTCATTGATTTCGTTTACGTAGCACAAATTCCTTTTACGGCCTCTAATCCTGTCAGGGCTGTCTACAGAGATAAACTCAATCATGTTGCCGAACAGGTTGTAAGTCTGCTCCGTTTTGTTGTGGTGCTTCTCTGTGTACCAGCCTTGCGTCGTCAGTATGTGTATAAAGTCACGAAGGACTGAGCCACGAAGTGACGGAAACGTTTTGCGCACAATGCTAATAACCCAATTGCTATTAGGATTGCTTGCACACCACTCTGCAATGACTTGTAAGCAACTATAGGTTTTGCCTGACCTGCTGCCGCCTTGATGAATAGATAGTCGATTCTTGCACCCTTTAAGGTCGTAATATGTTTTCGGCTGCGACAACGCTGTATAAATTATTTAGGAATTTGTTTGGAATTGTCGATACTTCGTTTATCTTTGCATTAAAGGCAAGCAATTATAGCTGGCTATCTATAGTAAAGTTGCGGTGAAAGTCGTAATAGATACCTAAGATTGGAATGTGTGTAGGAACAACCACAACCACCCCTAGTACGGGTGTGTCAGTACCAACGCGATAGAAAAGCGGTTGTAGTTGTGTCGGATAGGAGGCACGACTATTATGCCACAAGTCCTCCTGACGCATTAAAAAGTCACCAATTTCGGTGGCTTTTTTTATGCTTGTATTTTACGCATTGCTTATGCGCCAAGTAAAACGTTAAGCATAATGCAGTCATGTTTATAGCGTTAGGATGCCAATGCTCCCCGCATAGCCCTAGAGCGTGGTAAACAACTTCATTCATCTTCACCTAAATTACTTTCTTTTTGGTCTGTTCGTTCCAACACTTCATCAAACCATGTTGGCTCTGTTGGTTGTATGTCCATGCTTACTGCCAACTCTTGTTGCTTAGGCATAAAGTAGGGAAACAGTGCAGACAAAGCCTTTAGGTATTTGTCCGCGCTTTCTTCCCGCAAGCCATCTAGAGAATCTTGTATGTGGCTTACTTCTCCCTCCATAATTTTTATAAACAGTGCGCGTGCCTCAGCAGTTACCTTGTCACCTGCTCCCTTTGGTCTACCATTTGGGTTGCCGCTTTGTCCTTTTTTAAATGGCATTACACATAGTTTAAAGTCATTGTTTTTTATTGTTGTTTACAATACGTCCAAAATACTCATTTGCTGACTAAGCACTACCTTTTTTGGCTTTGGGTGATTAGCGTGTCCGTCGCCCCTAATCCATTTGTTGTCTCTGCCGACTTTTAACCAACGCAGATAACGCTGCTGTTCTCTTTGCATTCGTAGAAAACTGCGTTCTTTTGGTTCTGCATGCGCAAAGCAACCTAGGTCATTTTGTTTTACAAGGCCCATGTCCATTAATCTAGACAACGCACTGGTTAATGTTTGATGTGCTATGCCTGTAAGCCGTCGTAAGTCTTGCAGATTTATTGCTTTACCACTCAATGCGACATACACTTTTTGCGTTTTGTTTTTTAGTTCGCCAGTGCGCACCTGTTCAAGAAATGTGTCTACGCTATGCTTACTCATTTGGCAGTTTGTTTTTGTAATGGTTAATAATTTTCTCTGTCTCTACTTTGTAAAAGTCCTTAAACTCTCCGTCGCTGTGTGTCTCCCAAACTTTGTACAAAACATTCCGCAATCTTTGACTTTGTGTCTTTCTGTCGTCATATAGGTCTAACTCGATATTGTCTAACTCCGCTATCTCAGACTTATTCATAGTTTCTTCACCACGGAAATACATCACGCCAAACCTATCTAGCTGACTGTCTATTTGTGCAACTTCATTTGTTGTCAATTCTTGCGTTACAAATCGTAAGCCAACAGTTTTGTCTTTGCGCCTTGCGTAACCGTCGAGTTGCGCGGCAAACATTAATCGCATATTGCTCTGTATGCTTTTTCTAATTTGTCAATCTTTTTATTTAAGCAGCCTCCACAAGATGTAAATTTTAGTTGTGTTTGAAACACCTGCTTATACACTTGGATAAACGCATGCTGCTCAGGAGCCGTCATGCGCCCTCTTTCATGTGCTGGCTTTACTAGGTCTTCATACAACTTTTTACTTTCTGCATTCATAGTTTGTACATACGGAAAGGCTCTGTTTAAAGCCTCTTGTCTTTCCTTACAACCGCAATCGTCGCCAGCTATAGCTTTAACTACTTTGTCTACACCTGTTGCCTTTGTTACTTGAGCAACTGTGTCACCCAAACCACGCGCTTTTAACTTGCTTTTTTTGCGCGTACTCTTGGCTTTTGTCTTTAAGCGTTTTTCTGATTTTACGCTTTGCTCTGCTGATTCCTTTGTTGATTGTGTTTTTGTTGATTCCTGTTGCATCACTTAGAGTTTGTAGTGTGTGTTCGTGTAAATAATAAATTTTAAAAAGTTCTGCCTCAAACCAAGGTATGTCTTTTAACACCTCCTGTATTGTGCCTAGTTTTTGCTGAGTCCACTCATCAGTTTTAATGTCATACGTTTCATGCACATCAGGCAACCTGTCTTCAATACCAACCCAGTTTCTATCAATATGCTCTTTGTGCTTTTTATACTTTCTG